ACGTCGGTGGAGGTCTGGTACAACGCCGGGCTTCCTGACTTCCCGCTGGCCCGCATCCAGGGCGCGTTCAACGAGATCGGCTGCGCTGCGCCGTTCTCCGTCGCCAAGCTGGACAACGGCGTCTTCTGGCTGGGTGCGGACGCCCGCGGGCGCGGCATCGTCTATCGGTCAAAGGGCTACAATGGCGAGCGGATCTCGACGCACTCGGTTGAGTGGCAGATCCAGCAGTATTCCGACATCTCTGACGCCACCGCTTACACCTACCAGCAGGACGGCCACTCCTTCTACGTTCTGAACTTCCCGACCGCCGACATTACTTGGGTGTACGACGTCGCAACGCAGGTGTGGCATCAGCGCGCTGGCTGGCTGAACAACCAGTTCACCCGCCACCGCGGCAACAACCAGATGTCGTTCAGCGACGAGATTGTCGTCGGCGACTACATTACGGGCGCGATTTTCGCCTACGACCTCTCAGTCTACACAGAGGCGGGGTCTATCCAAAAGTGGCTGCGGTCGTGGCGTGCGCTGGCCACCGGCCAAAACACCCTTCTTCGCACGACGCAACACAGCCTTCAGCTTGACTGCGAAAGCGGCGTTGGCCTTGATGAGCCGGCTAACGTAATTGACCAGGCTCAAGCCGAGCAATTTTTTGCGTACATCACCGCCGAGTCTGATGAGCGTTTGTTAACTGAAAACGATGATTTTCTCTACGCTACGACGTCTACCTCGACAACCATGACCCCCATGGTCATGCTGCGTTGGTCGGATGATGGCGGCCACACTTGGTCGAACGAGCATTGGCGGTCGATGGGCCGTATCGGTCAGACCGGCCGCCGCGTCATCTGGCGCCGGCTGGGCATGACGTTGAAGCTGCGCGACCGCGTGTACGAGATTTCTGGCACCGACCCCGTGTCGATCACGATTATGGGCGCCGAACTCATCGCGAGCCCGACCCGTGCCTGAGAACATCACGCAGATCCCCGCCGCTCGGGTGCCGATTGCTGAAGACCCGGTGCCCTACCCTTCGCGGCCGTGGTATCGCTACCTCTACAATCTGTTCGCCATCCTAGGCAGCGGCTCGCTTCGCAACGGCGCGTTTCACGACGAGACGACGCAGACGGCGGCAGCGCCCAATACCGCCTACTCGATGACGTTCAACAAGACCGACTACAGCCAGGGTGTCTATCTCGGCACGCCTACGTCTCGCGTCTATGTGGACCGCCCCGGCCTGTATAATTTTCAGTTTTCGGCGCAGTTTGTAAGCACAAACGCCGCCGCCAAAACCGTCTACATTTGGGCTGACGTCAACGGCACCGCCGTCCCGCAGTCCGCGACTACGATTACAATGAAAGGTTCTGGCGAAGCCTATTTGGCGGCCTGGAACTTCTTTCTTCGTATGAACACGGACGACTATTTTCGCTTGAGGTGGGCGACGGATAACACAAACGTATCTATCCAAGCCTCCGCAGCAACCGCTTTCTCACCGGCGGTCCCTTCTGTTATCCTCACCGTTGCCGCGAACATAGGTGAATAATGGCCGTCCTAACCCCCCAGCCTAAGATGCAGTTCACAACGGCGGCCGGCGTGCCTCTCTCGGGCGGCAAGGTCTACACCTACGTCGCCGGCACCACGACGCCGCAGGCGACGTTTACGGACTACACGGGCGTTACGCCTAACACCAACCCGGTCATTCTCAACTCGCGCGGCGAGGCAAACATCTGGCTTGGCAGCGCGCTGTACAAGTTCCGCTTGACCGACGTTAACGATGTCGAGATCTGGACGGTTGATTACATCTCGGCGCCCACATCAGCCGTCTCGCCCATCCTGTCGGGCAATGTTACCATCGACAGCGACACGCCGACGGCGGCCCTTAAGATTACGCAGACCGGCACCGGCCCGGTCTTGCGCGTGCAAGATAGCGCGGACCCAGACGCGACGCCGTTTATCATCGACAACGCTGGTGGCGTCGGCATTGGGACGGCGACCCCGACGGCGGCGCTCGACGTAGTCGGGGACGTTGTAGTTTCTGGATCGTTGACGGCGGGGTCGGTGACGGCGCTCTCTGTTGTGGGCTTCACCGGCATCGTCGCGTATTTTCCCGCGACAACTGCCCCAACGGGCTGGGTCAAGGCTAACGGCGCGCTGTTGAGCCGCACCACATACGCTACTCTGTGGGCCTTCGCGCAGACCAGCGGCAATCTGGTGTCCGACGCGACTTGGGCGAGCAACAACCAGGGTGCGTTTTCGACCGGCGACGGCAGCACGACCTTCCGCGTCCCTGACTTGCGCGGCGAGTTTTTGCGCGGCTGGGACGATGGCCGCGGTGTGGATAGCGGGCGCGCTATTGGATCGTTCCAGAGCGGAGAATTGGCAAGCCACACCCATACTGGCACCACCAGCACGGCCCCCGACCACGACCACGGCTACCTGTCGATTGATACGGCGGGTACGGGCAACACAAACGTCGCCGGAGCGAGCTTTGGTTCTGGTCTGACTGCGCCTGGCGGCGCTCACAACCATACTTTCACGACCAACGCCACGGGCGGCACCGAGACACGCCCGCGCAACATCGCGCTTCTGGCGTGCATTAAGCTCTGACGGGGGGAGCGAACATGCCGACAACGCTGGTGGACGACCGAAAGGCGGGGCTGGCCGTAGGCTATGCCGCGACTGATTGGTCTTCGCCGGTTGACTATGAGGCATACGAAGCCGCGCTGGAAGATTGGACGGTGAAGGCTATCGTTCGGGACGGCGAGCGCATCGGCGCCGCCTACTTTAAGGACGGAGAGGTCCACGTCTCCATCCTGCCGGAGTGGCGAAAGAAGTGGGCGACCAAAGGCGTGATAGCGCAACTTTTTGCGGATGAAGGCGCGTTTAGCCGTATCGCGCCGGGGCACGACTACATGTTTGATATCTTTCGGCGGTTAGGGTTTAACGTCTACGACGACGGTAGTGTCGGAAGGGCCGCATAATGGGTATCGAAACCGCCATCCTCGGCGCAGGCGCTCTCGGCGCTGGCGCTGGCGTCCTTGGTTCGCGTAGCGCGGCCCGCACGCAGGCCAACGCGGCCCGCGACGCCGCTAACGCGCAGGTTGCTGCTGCCGACCGTGCTGCTACCGCGCAGCGGGAGATGTTTGAGCGCCAGGTGGAGCTGCAAGAGCCGTTCCGCCAGGCTGGCCTAAGCGCCCAGAACCGGCTGCTGACGCTGTTGGGGCTGGAGGGTGGCAACGCCGCCGACCCTAACTTTGGGCGTTACACCCGCGACTTTAGCATGTCCGACTTTGAGGCCGATCCCGGTTATGGCTTCCGCATGAGCGAGGGTATGAAAGCCATCGAGCGGTCGGCGGCGGCCCGTGGCGGTCTGCTGTCGGGCGCTACCCTTAAGGGCGTGCAGCGGTTCGGGCAGGATCTGGCCTCGTCTGAGTACGGCAACGCCTATGCTCGCTACCAAGCCAACCGCAACGCGCAGCTAAACCCGCTTCAAGGCGTTCTTGGCCAAGGCCAGACCAGCACAAACGTTCTGACGAACGCTGCTGGCGACGTCGGCCGCGGCGTAGGTGGGACGTATATGAGCGCCGGTAACGCGCAGGCTTCGGGCTACACCGGAGCCGGTCAGGCCCGCGCGTCGGGCTATGTCGGCCAAGCCAACGCCCTGACGGGCGCGCTGTCGTCGGGTATGCAAAACTACTTGATGTACAACTACATGAACCCGACCAAACCGGGCTATGCTGGCCCCGGTGGTGGCTATGCGGCCCCTGGTCTTTCTCCGATGTTCAGCGGTTTCGGAAACGAGGGCTGACGCACATGGTCGATAACACCATCGCCTTGCAGGTCCGCCCCTTCCAGATGCCCAACATCGGGGAGCTGTACGGGCAGGCCCAAAACCTTCAACTCAACCGGATGCGGATGGAGGAGGCGCGGGAGACGGCGCAGGAGCGCAACGCGCTTCGCGGTCTGCTGTCGTCGGGTGTGGACATCAACACGCCGGAGGGTCTTAGCCAGCTTCGCCGCGTCGCACCTACGCTGTCGCCGCAGTACGAGCAGGCCGCATCTCAGCGGGCGTACCAGACGGCGCAGGTCGGGCGTCTCAGGGCGCAAACCGAAGCCGACGCGCTCAAGGTGGGCCGCGACCTATTCGCCGCCGCCACAACTCCTGAGCAGTACGGCGCCGCTCGGGCCTATGTGGCTGAACGGTTTCCGCAGTACGCCAGCTCCATTCCCGCGCAGTTTTCAGTTGAGAACGCCCGCCGGATTGCGGAGGGCGCCGAAGGGCTCCTGCGCCGCGTGACGGCAAATGCTGAGGGGTCACGACCCAACGAGTTCGAACGGGCGCTGCTTGGCGCGGGTATTCGGCCGGGCTCGCCTGAGTGGCAGGAGGCCATGCGTGGGCGCGCGACTAGCTTGACCGGCGGGCGCCAGCCTAGGTTGAACGTAAGCATTATGGACGGCCGCCCCGTAATTACCGACATGGATACCGGCGAGTTCTTCTTTGCGAGGGAAGCGCCGGGGGGCACTCAGCGAAACGCGGCGGCGCCCGTCGATCTCCGGCGCCCGCCGGCCGCTGCTCCGGCGGCGCCGCCCGCGCAGCCCGCAAACATGATGCTTCCCAACGCCGCTGCGCCAACACTCGCGGCGGGGCCAAATGCAGTCCCCCCTGCCGCCGCGCCGACGCTGGCCGAAGTGCGCGCGGAACAGGGTCAGCGCGCGATTACGCAGGCGGGCGGTGAGGCCCGCGCGCGAGAAGCGGGCACGCTGGAAGCTCGCTCGGCCGCAACTCAGCGGCGCGAGCAAGAACAGCTTACCCGCGCCATTAGCGAACTGGAGCGCATTACGGAGCGCGGCGGTCTTTTGGAGCGGTCTACTGGCGGCGGCCTTAACGCCATCGTGGATCGCTTTTTTGACTTCTTCAACGCGCCTACGTCCGGTGCTGTCGCTATCGGAGCGTTGCAGCCAATCGCCG